ACACTATCAATCGCTTGATAGAATCGAATTTCATGTTGAGGAGTGGGATACTACTATCTACTCCTCAAAGATGACTGTTGGTGAAACAGCAGCAATCCAAAAAAGAGCAACCAAGAATGGCGTAACAGATGAAATCTTAATGGTCATCTATGCCATTATCATTAAAGCTGAAGATGTAGCAGGTGAAAAAATCTTTGATATGACACAAGACACAATTAACAAACTTAAAAATGAAGTTGATCGTGATGTTGTTTTAAAGGTTGCTGGTCAACTTATGTCTGCTCCAGACATCGAAGAGCTTAAAAAAAAATAAACGATAGCGTAGAATTACGATCAAAGTTCGCACTCGCTGAACGCTTACACAAAACTTTAGAAGAAATAGAAGCCATACCTCGTGAAGAGTTTGTGGCGTGGTGTGCATATTTCGATATAATAGAAGATGAACGCAAAGTACAAGAACAACAAATGAAATATTCAAGAGGTAAAATATAATGGCTGAAATGAAAGCCAGAATGGATATTGTTGGTTCAGATAAGACCCAACGAGCCTTTCGTTCAGTCCGAAAAAATGTCACTGGTTTTAATTCAGAATTAAAAAGAACAGCACTCACATTTGCTACTGCTTTTGGTGTTAAGCAGTTAATTGATATGGGTGACTCAATTACCGACTTAAGAAACAGGCTTAATTCATTCAATAATGATGCAGAAAAAACTGCTAAACAAATGGATTTAATTGCTCAAGTTGCAGCACATACAAGATCAAGTTTTGAAGCTACTGGTGTCGTTTTTACAAGGATGATACAAGCAACACAGCATCTTGGTATCACGACAGAAGAGTTAGCAGCAGCAACCGCTACTGTCAATGCAACATTCAAACTATCTGGTACAACTGCTTACGAAGCAGCTAACTCAGCCCGTCAGCTTGCACAGGGTTTATCTTCTGGTCGACTATCTGGTGATGAGATGAGATCGGTGCTTGAGAACAATGTGGTCTTGGCTAATTTATTAGCAGATGGTTTTGATGCGACTGTTGGTCAATTAAGAATCATGGGTGCTGCTGGTAAAATTACCACAGAAAAAATTATGCCAATCTTAATTGCATCTTTTGAAGAAACAACTGAAAAAGTTTCTGATATGCAATTCACTGTTGATGCTGCTTTTCAAGTATTACAAGTAAGGCTGTACGAAGCTGTTAATGCTTTTAACAAAGCTACTGGTGCGCAAGATGCAGTAGCTAATTCCATTGCTTATGTTGCTAAACATATTAATGAATTTGTTGTTGTTGGTTTAGGTGCTTTAATTCCAGCTATCGGTATGGCTACTGTAGCTATGTATAAATTCTTGGCAAGCATGGTAGCTGTCGTTGTAGCGAATCCTATAACTTTTTTAGTCGCAGGATTAGGTGCTGCATTTGCATACCTTTTGACTATATCAGACGAGCTTACTAGAAAACTTTACAACTTTTTTGGGAAAATATTTTTACAAGATATACCAAATATGTTTACCAATGCTGAAATTGGTATATTAACATTGCAAAATGTATTTGCTGATAGCATAAATGGCATTTTGAAAAACTTTCAAACTTTCTCTGATGGTATTTATGTTGTTATAAATGGTGTAAGAGAATTTTTAGGTTTTGATAAACTGACCGCACCAGAGCTTGTAGTTGATGTCGAAGGTAATAAGAAAAAAATAAAAGAATTAAATAATCAGCTTAAAACATTTACCAAAGTAGAAAAAGGTGAACAACTACCTATATTTGAAGAAGGTGGTTTTTTGCATGGTCTTAGTCCTGAAGCATTGCTTAAAAAGCTGCAAGAATCAAGCAATGTAGTCAATGAGTTTCAAGATGATCTAAGTAAAAAGTTTGCAGATTTTATCAGTAAACAAAAAACATTAGGTGAAGAAGTTGGTGACATCTTAACCAAATCATTTAACAACCTCGCTGATATTATTACTGATTTTGTGACTGGTGGTAAATTTGCTATTAAAGACTTAATCAACACCATTACAAGAGATTTAATTGGTGCAATGATACGAGCTGGCATTACTAACCCGATGGCAGAGGGATTTGGTATGTTTTTAACATCTAAAAAAACACCAGAAAAAGAACAGGGCGGTGGTCTAGTTGTTGGTGGTACACCTTACATGGTTGGTGAGAAAGGTGCTGAATTATTCATCCCAGCAACATCTGGTAAAATCATACCTAATCACGCTTTAGGTGGCGGTGGCGGTATTGTCATTAATCAATCTGTTAATTTTGCAACAGGTGTACAAGACACTGTTAAGAATGAAGTCTTGCAACTACTACCAGACATAGCTGAAACATCTAAAGCAGCAGTCGTAGAAGCCATGAATCGTGGCGGTAACTTTAGAAGAGGTATGAGATGATTATAGATATACCAACCAATCATAACTTTGCTACAGTCAAGTTTAGTCTAAACAGAGGGATAGCATCTGCTCGTTCTGCATTTACTAATAGACAAAGAACACAAGAATACGATGCAGTTTACTGGACTGCTGAACTTAATTTACCACCGATGAAAAGAAGCGATGCTGTCGAGTGGGTAACATTCTTAACTAGATTGCAAGGCGTTAAAAATACTTTCTTGCTTGGCGACCCATCACACACAACCAATAGTGGTAACTATAGCGGTGACTTCTTAGCAACAGAAAACAGAGTGTCAGATACTAGTGAAACATTATCATTTACTGCATCTACCAAGACTATCAGTGCTGCAACTTCAGTATTTACCAATACTTTTGTTGGTGACTTTATTGTTGTCTCAGGGGCAACTAATGAAGATAACAATGGCACTTTTAGAATAGCAACCAAAACATCGGATACTGCTGTTGTCGTTGATCGTGATTTGGTAGACGAAACATCAACAGCAAATTGCAAGGTACAACAGAATATCAAAGGTGCAACTGGTTTAGCATTGACAGCAGTATCATCGGCAACAGGTCTAATAGACAAGGGTGACTATCTAGCAATCCATGACGCAGCTTCAAGCACATCTAATCCAGTGCAATATGTGATGGCAGTAGAAGATGCTACTAGCAGAGGTTCAGGTTCACCACTAGACTATGGTGTGCGTATCGAACCTAAATTAAGAAAAGACATAACCGCAGGTCACTATGTCAAGTTCGCAAGTCCTAAAGGTCAATTTAGATTAGCTTCCAATCAAACCTCATGGTCTGTTAATGAAGCATCTATCTATGGACTTTCATTTACAGCAGTTGAGGTGATTAATGGCTAGTAGAGACCTTAATTCAGACATAGCTAATAGATTGTCCAATGACAATCAAAACATCGCTTATGCGGTAGATTTAGAGTTTGATTCAGGTGAGCTTAATTTGTGGACAGGTATAGGCGACTTTACTAGTGGCAGCAAAACTTACACTGGTGCTGGTGAACTCTTAACTATCTCAAACATAGAAGAAACCAACGAACTAGCATCCACTAATTTAACTATTAGCATATCAGGACTTAATTCAGATATTGTCTCTTATGCCACTACTGAAGATTATCAAAACCGACCAATCACACTTAAAATGTTTTTCTTTCATGCTGGCACAACAGAAGAAATAAACAGCATGATCTTGTTTAAAGGTCGTATGGACACTTTAACTGTCAATGATGGTGATGCTTTTAGTGTTGTCATATCAGCAGAAAACAAACTTATTGATTTAACTAGACCAAAGAATCTCTACTATACGCCTGAGACACAAGAGTTTTTGCACTCAGGAGATAAGGGACTTGAATTTGTCCCTAAGATACAAGAACAACGCATCAACTGGGGTGGTACTAATTCTGCTGGTACTGGCGGTGGTGGTACTGGTACGGGTGATGAGGGTGGTAATCTGCCACAATACTAAATATGTTAAAAGATATAATTAAAGCAGCCTTAACAGTAGCAGCCATATCAACAGGTATGGGTGCTTTGACTGGTGCAATAAAGACTGCGGGCATGACTGCTAAAGCATATTTTATGCGACAGTTTGTTGCCTACACTGCCCTTATAGGTCTCAATGCTATCACTGCCAAAGGTACAAACAACACTAGTCGTAAGAACTTAGGCATTAAACAAGCTGGTGTTAATTCGATAGCACCGAGAAATATTCTTTATGGTAAGAACAGAGTAGGCGGTACTATTGTTTATCGTGCTGTCTCTGGCAATAGCAACACTAAATTACACAATGTCATAGCTCTGGCTGGACATGAGATCAATGATCTAAAAAAACTATATATTGATGGTGGTAAGGGTTTAGTCGAACTAGACCTGTCATCAGACTTTACCACTGCAACAGAAAATGGTGAAACAGTTTATCGTGTGACCAACACTGCGTTCACTAATACCGACAATCCAGAAGCCTACACTGGCGGTAGCTTAATTAAGCTCACATTTGAAAAAGGCGATCAAACCACATCTAATGGTTATGCTGTCAATCAGATCGGTGCTAATTGGACAACCGATCATAAATTACAAGGCATAGCTTATGTTTACATAAATTGTATCTACGATGCTGAAAAGTTCGCATCTTATCCTAACTTTAGTTTTGAAGTTGAAGGTAAAAAGGTTTATGACCCAGTAACCACAACTACTGCGTATTCAACAAACCCCGCTTTAATCATTAGAGACTATCTTATGGATTCGACTTATGGCTTTGGTGCTGTAAGTAGTGAGATTAATGACGCTACCACTGGTGCTGGTTTTGTCAAAGCCAGAAGCGATTGTAATGATAGTGTGTCTATTACTGGCGGGACAGAAAGTCGCTACACACTCAATGGTCAATTTGATTCTACCGAAGAACCACAACAAGTCTTACAACATATGTTGTCAGCTTGTGCTGGTCAATTATTGTACAACAATGGTAAGTTCTCACTGTTTGTCGGTAAAGAGAGAACTGCGTCTGGCACAATCACCGATGATAAATTATTAGCACCTATTAGTATTACTACCAAAGCATCAGGTCAAGATTTGGCTAATGGTGTTAAGGCAACCTATGTTAGACCAAGCGACAATTACATTGCTGCTGAGATTACGCCTTACCAAGACAGCACCTATTTAACCGCAGACACCCCATCAGGTGAACAATCAGCCGACTATGAAAACTATATGGACTTGTCCTTCCCATACACACAATCAACCTACACTGCTCAACGCTTGGCTCGTATCTCACTAGATTATCAAAGACAAGATCAAACCTTGTCTGCTATCGTGCCACTAGAATTTATGACGCACCAAGTTGGTGACATTATTAATTTCACTAACGATAGACTAGGTTATAGCGGCAAAGATTTTGAAATAGTGGCAATGGGCTTTGAGTTTGTCGGTGACAACTATTTGGCTCTACGCCTTAATTTAAAAGAGTACGCTGGTTCTGTTTTTGACAACATTACTTATGTCGCTGACCCAACCTTACCATCTGCTCCGAGTGCTGGCGATAATACTGTTGGCACACCAACTGGTCTGACCTTGACAGAAGCTAGCAAGAACACTACTGCTAAAGAAATCTATGTCAAAGCGTCTTGGACTAACGATGACGATGATAAGATTGTGGCAACTGAAGTAGCATTTAAGAAATCAACTGATTCTGAATTTTCTTCTAACTACACTAGCTATCCACGCACAACATTTACATTTAGGGCAGAATCATCCACTACTTACAATTTTAAAGTTAGACACATCTCAAATACAGGTGTCGCTGGGGACTATACAAGCGTGGTCAACATTACCACTTCAGCCGATGTCGGCACATTTACCGATGGGACGATTGCTGGGATTACTGTCGAGACAGATAAGCTGTACGAAGGCACAGGCACATTTAATAATAGCAACACTGGTTTTTATTTAGATAACACAGGGCAATTCTCACTCAAAGACAAACTATCTTTTGATGGCACAACCCTAGACATCTCAGGTAACTTGACTGTAGAGAACACCATCACAGCAGATAAGATTGTGGTTGATGGCATTAATTTAGATAACTTAATTAG